ATCGACTTCACACACGTGCAAAATAAATAAATATGATTTTTGAAGTAGACATAAAAAAAGTAATACCAAATAAAGAAAATCCAAGAATAATAAAGGATTTAAAATTTGAGAAGCTGGTTAATTCCATAAAGGAATTTCCACAGATGTTAAAACTTAGGCCAATTGTTGTGAATGATGAAATGGTGGTGCTTGGTGGGAATATGCGATTAAAAGCTTGCCAAGAAGCTGGCTTAGAAAAGGTGCATATAATAAAAGCTAATGATTTAAGCGAAGAGCAACAAAAAGAATTTATCATAAAAGACAATATTGGCTTTGGGGAATGGGATTGGGATATATTGGCTAATGAATGGGATTCTGAGAAACTTGAAGATTGGGGGTTGGATGGATTTCCTTTTGAAGAAGTGGAACTGGAAGCCGAAGAAGATGACTACACAGAACCTGATAATATGCAAGTTGATGTTGTGCTTGGAGATTTAATTGAAATCGGAGAGCATCGTTTGCTTTGTGGAGATAGTACAGATTCCGACCAAGTGGCAAAGTTGATGAATGGGCAAAAAGCTGATATTGCACATAACGATCCTCCCTACGGAATGAAGAAAGAAAACGAAGGGGTTTTAAATGATAATCTTAACTATTCTGATTTGCTTGATTTTAATAAAAAATGGATTTCTTTACAATTCACACATTTGAAAGAAAACGGCTCTTGGTATTGTTGGGGAATAGATGAGCCATTAATGGACATTTATTCTGAAATATTGAAGCCATTTATTAAAAACCAAAAAGCCACATTTAGAAATTTGATAACTTGGTTTAAGAATCCAAGTGGATTAGGAGATGGGCAAAATAATTCAATAGCAAGAAGTTTTGGAGTTATTACTGAGAAATGTTTATTTGTTATGATGGGAGTGCAAGGATTTGATAATAACGCAGATAACTATTTTGAGGGATGGGAACCGATAAGAAACTATTTAAATGCACAAAAAAACAAGTTAGGTTGGTCTGTTAATGATATAATTGAAATAACTGGTAAAAGTACTGCTTCGCACTATTTTTCAAAAAGTCAATGGAGTTTTCCTACAAAAGAACATTACAATGTCATTAGGAATAAAGCTAATGGAGTTGCTTTTAAAAAAGAATACGAAGAACTTAAAAAAGAATACGAAGAACTTAAAAAAGAATACGAAGAACTTAAAAAAGAATACTATTCAACAAGAGCATACTTTAATAATACACACGATTTAATGACTGAGGTGTGGCAATTTGATAGACATATAAGACAAGGGAACGAGGGTGGACACGCAACACCAAAACCAATACCATTATGCGAAAGGGTTATTAAATCAAGTTGTCCTGAAAATGGTTTGGTTCTTGATGTTTTTATGGGTTCTGGTTCAACAATGGTTGCATCACACCAATTAAAACGTAAGTGTTACGGAATGGAACTTGATCCAAAGTATTGTCAAGTGATAATTGACAGAATGTTGAAACTTGATGATACTTTAAAGGTAAAAATTAACGGCAAAATATACGAGGGTATAAATGGGTAGGTCAAGAAAACCAACTGCAACAAAAAAACAACAAGGCACTCTACAAAAGTCAAGAACTTTGCAAAACGAACTTGCTCCAGTTTTAATTTCAAATATTGAAGCACCTGACTTTTTGCAAGGAGATCAAAAAAAGATGTTTCAGTTTTTTGTTGACAAATTCAGCAAGCAAGGTTTAATGACTACTATGGATGATGTTGCAGTTACGGCATTGGCAATTGATTATTCTATTTATATTGATGCAATAAAAAAAATAAATTCTATGGGCTTAGTTTCAAAAGGCAAAAATGGCTCGCCCTTAACAAACCCATATTTAAAAATTGCTAATGATGCGTTAAAAAGCGTATTGAAGATTTGCGTTGAATTTGGGATGACGCCAGCAGCAAGAACAAAAGTCGCAGCGGCACCAAAAGAAAAGAAAACCTTAAATGGTATGTTAAATGAGGGATTCGGAACTTGAGTAAACTAACCAAAATACTAAAACAATACTGCGATGATGTTTTAACCGACAAAATACCATCTTGCATTTATGTAAAGCAAGCAGTCCAAAGGCACTTGGATGACTTGCAAAGGGATGATATTAGTTTTAGTGAGGAAGCAGCATTAAAGCCGTTAAATTTTATATCAAATCTAAGTTTTACTGAGGGCGAATGGGCAGGGCAAAAGTTTAAATTGGAATCTTGGCAAATATTTATCATCGCAAATATGTTTGGATGGTTAAGGCCAAATGGACGAAGAAGATTTAAGTATGTGGACATTGCCGTTCCTCGCAAAAATGCGAAATCTACTTTGGCTGGGGCAATTGGTAATTTCATGCTTTATGCAGATGGCGAAGGTGCGCCACAAGTTTACTCAGCAGCTACAAAACTGGATCAAGCCAAGTACGTTTTCAATGCAGCAGCAGCCCAAGTAAGAAGTCATGAAATACTAAACAAGGAAAGCAATGTTTTTTCCTCAGTTAACAACAATAGGATCGTTTATGCAGATGGCTTTTTTAGGCCGTTAGAGTGGAGGCCAGAAAGTCAAGATGGAATGAACCCAAGTTTTGCCGTAATTGATGAATACCATGCCCACAAAAATGATGACTTGGTTGATGTTTTGGAAACTGGAATGGGTGCAAGAATGCAGCCGATACTTTTTAAGATTAGCACAGAGGGTTTTGGAGGCTTGGCCAGTCCGTTTAGCAAAAGGCGAAAATATTTAGAAGATGTTTTAAGTGGCAACGTTAAAGATGATTCTGTTTTTGCGATGATATACACTATTGATGAAGGGGATGATTGGACAGAAGAAAGAAGCTGGATAAAAGCAAACCCAAACTGGAAGGTTTCAGTTTACCCAAGTAGTCTAAGTGATAAAATAGACTTGGCAAAAAACAATGCACAAAAAGGCGTTCAATTTAAAACTAAACATCTAAATATTGCGTGCAATACTGAGGCCGTTTGGATAAGTGACCAAGAATACATGAAAGAGCAAGAAGCCTACAATGTAGATGACTTAGTTGGCTTACCTTGTTATGGTGGTTTAGATTTAGCATCGGTTCGTGATTTTACTGCATTGGTTCTTAAGTTTCCTTTGGAAGATGGCACTTTTAAAAACATTTACAAATACTATTTACCAGAATTTGCATTGGAGAACAGAAATGGAAGCGAACAAATGATGTATTCACAATGGCAGCAAGATGGTTTCTTAACTATTACAGAGGGAAACGTAACTGATTACGCAATAATTAAAGCAGACATTCTAAAGTTTGCCGAGATTTATGATTTGCGAATTTTAGGGTATGATAGGTTTAACGCATCTGACTTGGCAAGTGGTTTGCTTGACGAATTAGGAGAGGGCATTTTAATCCCAATGAGTCAAAACATTGGACATTTGACTATACCTTGCAAGGCATTAGAAATAGATATATTAAATTATGTAAATCAGCACAACAATAATCCTATTCAAAGATGGATGTTCAGCAATACTATTTTGAAAATAGATCACAACGACAATCAAAAGCCAAACAAAGAAAAGTCAAAGAATAAAATTGATGGCGTTGTTGCAGAGGTAATGGCAAAAGGTGCGCAATTGCATTATGAGAAAAATAATAAGGCAAATAAATGGTTTGACCCATATGAATTTGACTGATGATTTATGTAAAGGTTTTAATATTAAACGAAAGAGATTTAAGGCTAATGGCATCAAAGTCAGGGTTTGCAGAAGTTTTTTACAAAGCAAGCAAGCACTACAAAACTTATGAGCAATGTTATGAGGCACTTGAAGAAATATATCAAATTCAATATTTTGAAAGGAAATATTCCAGTTACCAAAGTTTTCGCCAAACAATAAGGCGAAGTCTAAAGCAAAAAAACATATCCTAATATTTTAGCGTTTTTATTGACTTACAAAGGTTCTTAAATTTAAAAGGTAACATTGTTGCACTTATTTTATTTGCAAGTGTAATAATTTTGCGTTATCAAC